ATAACTAGGATTTGTTTGAGCCATCTGTAACTTTTGGTTATAGCCCATTGGATCGTAAGCATTCTGTTGTGCCAACATAGTTTTATCAGAAGCTGTTGCTCGGCTCTTAACTTCTAGTTCTAGTAATCCCAATATAGACTTGTTGATGCCGTCAGGCTTTACCATCTTGACATAATCTTTTGCTGATTGTCCAATGATTTCATCATTTAGAAATCCATCCTCGTCTAAAACATCAAAGCCATATCGTTCAGCTAGTTCCGGGTTTCTAGTTGCCCAACTTGTAGCCATCTCAACAGCACTATCCTCTATCTTCTTTTCTTCTCTTTTCTTTGCAAACTTTTCTATACCCTTGGTAAGACCTGAGGCAAGTGATTGCATACCTTGTGCCCGAATCTCACTAGCTTTTGTAAAGCCACTGAGGTCAGCTTTCATCAATCGGGGATCTACTTGTGTACCTGTTTGAAATGCCATACTATTTTAATTCCTTTCTTACGACTATGTCCATAAAGAATTTTATCACACTTTTAATGAGCTTCTTACCTTTAATGAACTCAGCAAATTCTTCACCGTTCTCTAAGTACCACATCTTAAACCACTGTGGTGATTTATGTATTACCCACTCACGGAATACTACCCAACGATTATCTTGAGTACCGTATACCTCACGAGCTACCCAACATAAACCAATGAGTGCTCCACCTAAGCTACCAAGCATACCCATAGTTCCTGCACTTCTGCTTGCACTAGCTTGTGCTTGTGCTCCCATAAGTTCCATATCTTGTGCTCTTTGTTGCATAGCCATATTGATTCCTGTATTAGGATCAAACATTTGTGGTCCCACAGGTTGTCCTGCTATTTGTTGTGACTGACCTAATAGTCCTTGACCCAACATTAAGCCTGAAGATGGTCTACCTAAAATTGCAGATCCTAAGTCACCTGCCATTGCTCGTGACATACTGAATGCTTGTTGACCTGCTTGTGATGCACGATCCTCTAACTGTTGTGTATACTGTCTACGACCTAGAGCTTGCTCAAGAGCTATCTGACTTTGTTTAGCCATTGCATCACTTGCCCCAAATTGAGACAGAACACCCTGTTCTATGCCTCTTTGTTCTTCAAATGATAAAGGACCCGTAGCTCTTTGTTGAGCCCGTCTAGCCCTATCCATAGCCATTTGTTGTAGCTCTGCTGATTCAGGATCAGCTTCCTTATATGCTTGTACAACTTGTGGTGCAAATTCTCTTAGTGCTTCTACATCTTGCTTTCTCTGTTCAGCTAATGATTCCTGTGTGATCTTAGCACCCTCACGACCTACATCACCCAATAGTTCTATCAAGCCTTTGGTATCACCCATACCGGACAGTAGGGTATTCATATCTTCTAACTCAAGTGCAGTATATTGGGGACGAAATTCTGCTTCTGCTTCTAATAATCTTCGTTGTAGTCTAGGATCTGTTACACCCTCTGCACTTCCAAAGCTCTTACCAAATAGATACTCACCCATAGCTTTACCGGGATCGATTGGAGCAGGCTCATTGATGATAGTATCACCACCACAGAATAAAATAAACTTCCGTTTTACTAAATAATTAAACAGTAATCTGTTTAAAGGTTCTAAAAGATTAATTAAATATTTCATTACGATACAAATAAGTTAGTTTTCCACACAGGATTATATCCAAATTTTTCCATATGATTGATGTAAGGGGACTTGTCGTTACAAGCTATAAAGTATGATCCCGGGGCACGATCATTCATTATGGATTTAAAAGTATTATTAAGTATAAGAGATTCCTTTGCACTTATTGCATCTGACTTATGCCATACCATTACTAATGGTATTGCACCTAATGACCAACCACCTACAACTTCTCCATTCTTCTCTACCATATGGGTAGGGAATATCATATTGTCATTATCAGCTAGTGCTGACTTAATGACTAAGTCTCGTTCTTCTTGAGTTGTTATTTTTTTAGCTGTAGGTAATGGCATAATTAACTATCTTGCATTCGTCTCCACATATATACTGTAAAGTACGGAGGTAAATTGTTGTGAGGTTGATTACCTCCTTGTTCTTCGGGCATATTGTAACTATACTGAACACTTAGTTCCCCGGGTGTTTTATCAAAACCATTGGGACTTCCCTCTCCATCAGTTCTTTTCATCAACATTCTGTTTGCCGTGTCGTAGTCATTTCTATTAGGAATGTGATCGTGCTTTGGCATTTGACTAAGTAGTAGTTGTTCTTCTTCTGTACCACCTGTTTTACCTGTTGCATTAAACTTAGTATTAGCTTCATCATATCCAATAAGCATACGACCTTTACTAAATAGTTCCCAATTACCTACACCAAATAGTGTTCCGGGATTTGTATCATCAGTCCAATTCATATACACGGATCCAACCGGGTATATCTTGTTGAACAATTCTGTTTGTGCTATCTTAGCAAGTGTGACTGCTTGGTCTGCAAGTTTGATAGTTGTAACACCTGTATCACTAGCATTGCTACTATCAAAGTCTTCTAAGTTAATTGTCTTTATACCTTGAGATCTAACTGCAATAGCACCGTTAGCATTAAGTGTTAATGTAGATCCATCAACTGAACTATCTGATAGCTGTGCATCATTAACCATTTGGTTAAGTTTGTCAGCAGTTATCTGCTCACCGTTTGTAAAGGACTTTCCTGTTTGTAATGTAGCCATAAATTAGTTTCCTCCGTAATCGGTTATAGGTGTATCAATAATTTCCTTTGCTCTCATATAACTTACCACCGTAGAATAACCATCATCATCACTATCACTATTTTCTCTGTTTATTCTAAAGTTGTATTGCCTAAGAATAGACCAAGTAACACGGTATTGTGGAGTAGTATTTCCGGGTGAGTCTATAAAAGTAAAACTAGTATTTCCAAAACTCCTAGCACCATTACCGTGATGCAGATTACTAGTAGCTCTTAATCTATTCCCTCTAGCATCACCAATAGCTTCAGGTATAGAAGCCCAAGTTACTCCGTCATCTAAACTTCTTTCTAAAAAGAAATTAACAGCAACATTATTGTCATTAGTATCACCCGAAAAATTATAAGTTATCTCTACTTTTGAATTAGTATCCTGTAAGGTTAAATCATCTATAAGAGCTTTTGTAGTAGTCCCAAAACCATCTAATCCATCTTGAAAAAGATAACGAGCACTGTCGTTATCAGCAACACCACTAACCGGTTGTATTTCAGGAGTAGAATCATTTTTCACATTAAAGGCTTGCTTCATTATTCTTTCTGAATAATTCAAAATCGTTCTTGCATTTACCTTTTCTACTAAATCATTTACTAAATCTGTTATAGCAGAAGAGTATGCAATGCTGTCAGTGCCTGAATCATTAATCAATTCTTGTTCTATTGTTATAGCTCTAACTTGTGCATTACTAGCTGTATTATTTCCTATAACACGATCCCCGGATATTCGTTGCATCTTTCCGAATGTAACTTGGTGGTTACCAATGTTAGCCTCTTGCATTACACCGGCTTTAAGGTAACCCCCTGTTGGATCTACAACGATTGTAGATTCATCGGCAGTTTTTTCAACACCTGTTACAAATGATGTACCACCTATGATATTATTCAATCCGGTGTGTGTAACTGATTCACCGGCTGTAAATTGTTTACTTGTTTGTAATATGTCTGACATTATTTTGCTTCGTTAGTTGATCTAAATGCTTCTGATGCACCAACCTTTAGTGCTCTGACACGAGGTCTTCCTTGAGGACGATCGAGTTGCATTTGAAAACCGTAGGCTCTTTTATTGCCCAACCTGCCACGAACTGACACATCTTCACTTGCACCCAACTGTCCATCTATATAGGTTGATAATTCTTTGAGATCTATTGTACCATCAATATTTTCTGTTATACCTGTAAGATAAATATCTGATTCAATATTATCTGCTGATTGTATATGTAAGTCAAAGTTATTCCACTTCTTTCTATCAATAGTTTTTGCAGTATACATTCGGGTTTTCATTACTCCGGCTATTTGAGTATTACGAACTAAGCTATCCGGTTCTTGTCCCGGTAAGGCTACCTCAGTAATAATACGGTCATCACCATTTAATGTTGTATCCAACTTAAGTATGCCACCGTTTCTACCCATACAATAAACTCCACGAGTATCACGGTCACCTGCTACCAATAATTGTTTGTATTCAAAGTCAGCATTATCAACCATATCAACTGACTCCCATTGTTTATTTAAAAAGTTAAATACCAATACAGCATTATTAAACTGTGCTTCCTGTATCGTTACAGTCTCATTACCGTTTTCATCAATAGAACGAATCTCTTTATTCATTGGTACTGCTATATAATATCTATTGTCAAAGTAAACAGCAGATGATTGATCCCATAACTTCTTGTTTATCAACTGTATCTGAGGATTGATAGCTTCACTCAACGGTACTTCATTACCTCTAAGGTTATATAAGTCTTGGAAATTTGCACCGTATACACCATTGTCTGATAAGAATAAAACATTATTACCAACCTGTATAATACTATCTCGGGCTACACAACCTACCTCATTTGTTAATAGTTGTGTTTGTATAGAACCTAGATCACCACTACCGACTGCTAGATGTATACTATTTCTATTAAATACCAACAGCTTGTCATCCGAGAATGAATGTAAGCCTACTAAGAAATCAGATGTTCCTGCATTGAAACGGAACTTAGCATATACTTGATCGTAAGTATCTGCATCTAGTATATCACTAAATAATATTTCATCTTTAATTGCATTAGGTGTAATGACGGTTCCCGTAATAGGATCAGTGGTCTGTACATATCTGTAAGGAACTACTAATCTTCTTTGATGGTATACACCAAACTCAGGCATAGGCATATGTGTAAATCCTAAGCTGATTGATACAGGTTTACCAAACTGTATACTGTGTGAATTATTACTAGTAAA